AGTTGAAGCTATAGCAACAAAAGGATTTGCTCTAACAATAAGATTTAATGCGCCAAAAGCTGAAATTGCAGCAGGGATAGATTTAACAGCCAATATACTTAAAACAGGTATAAGTACTTTTTCTAGATTATCTGCAAGTAATACAACTGATTTTGAAATTAGTTCATTTACAGGAGCAAGCTTTGAACCTTTTCCAATTATCTCTGTAAATTTATTTCTTAATATTGTTGCAGATTGACCTATAGTAACTGTCATACCTTTAACAGTTTCATTTGTTTCATCAAACGAATCAATTAATATAGGCATTATTTTTTTAGCTGTAATTTGTCCAGCTGCACCCATATCTCTTAATTTACCAACTGTTACACCTAAACCTTTTGCTAATAAATGAGCAAGTATTTCATTTTGCTCCATAACTGAATTAAGTTCATCACCTCTTAAAGTACCAGAGGCTAAACCTTGTGCTAATTGTCTTGAAGCGTTTGCAGTTGCAATTGTATCAGCACCTGCGATCGCGAATGTATTTGCAACTGTTTGAGTGGCTTTTGCAACATCATCAAGAGATAATCCCATCTCTTGAGTAGCAAAAGTAATTTTTGCGAATAAGTCACCAGTAGCTTCTAGATCAGCTCTTGAATTTCTAGATATTTCTACTATGTGATTAAAACCTTGAGCAGCTAATTCTGTAGAACCAGTTAAAGCTGCTAATTTGTTATTAAGGTTGGTAAATGTATCACTGGCTCTTACTATTTCTCTAACACCAAAAGCAGCAACAAGAGTATTTCGTAGATTTTTAACTCTATTGTTTATTTGATCAACATTCTTGTTTATGTTCTTAAAAGCATTATTACTTTTAAGATTTGTTTCAAGAACTATTTGATATGTACTTTTACCTAGAGCCATTTTCCTTTTCTAAATCGTTTTTTCTTTCAATATAAGCAATCCAAAAAACAAATTCATCTACAGTCATAGAATCTATTTCTCTTACACTTTTACCGAGTCTGTCCGCTAGAGAAAATTTAGCAAAAAGATCAGGCTCGGTTTTTATTTTAAAGAAGCTTCTTCTGGACTTGTAGTACCTAATATTCTAGCAGAAACATCAGCTAAAACTGTAACATCTGCTTGATTCATAAGTTTTTGTTTATCAGCTAAACTGAATAAATTATTACCTTCTGAATCCAAAGCTTTGGTTATTATTGAATAAACCATAACTTCTAGATCTACATTATTGCTCATTGCATAGAGCTTTTTAGACTCTTGTAGAGTTAAAGGTTTTACATAAATAACTAAAGGCCCATTTTCATCTCCCCATTGGGGAACTTCAAAAGAAAAAGTGTCTTGTGAATCGAAATGCGCTATAACATTATCAATTGCTTTACTCATTATTAGAAAGTACCAATAGTGAGTGCACCTGTTCCTTGGAATGCAATAGTCATTTCTACAAGACCATCATGAGCAGCTGTAATAGTTTTTTCTGTTACAATACCGCTTCCAGATAATTTGTATGCGCCTGAACCACTTCCTTCTGGACCAAGATTCAATGTAAATGATGAACCAATTGTTAAAGAAACTTGCCCTGAACTATCAGTATCATCAAAATATAGATCTATTGTTCCATTAAATTCAGTTAAAGTACTTTCAAAAGTTTTAGCTGAATCGCCCATAGAAGTAGATTCTGTAGTATCACCTGTTTGAGTAATACTATAAGACCTAACTTCAGCTATATCATTAGAACCAGTCTGAACAACACCAGCTTTTCCTGTAAATACTGCCATTATTAATCCTCTGTTTTAATTTTAGTTTTAATTTTAGACTCTCCTTCAAGAGCCCACCCATTTGCTTTTAAATTTTCTACATCAGCATCAAAAACAGTTATTTTTGTTTTGCCATCAGGAGAAACCATTACATTCTTATCTTTCATAAAAACCTCACAAAGCAGAATCAGCCGCTGCTTCAGTTGTTAAATAAGTTACATTATACACTAAACTCATAACAGCTATTGGCTGATCACCTTCGCCATTATAATTAATTTCTGTTGAGCTTAAAAAAGTATCTCTAGCTAAAGAATTATGTGTCACATCAGCTGCCATTGCAGCTTCTACTTCTTTAGCTATTGTGTCAATAGTATCATCATAATTATTATTTGCTTTTACATAAGCTTCAACAACTAGAGATAGGTCCCTTTGTAAAGTTCTAGTCGAACCCATTTCTAATAATTGAGAATCTTCGTTTTTTGTATAAATAATTAAAGCAGGTAAAGTTGAGTCTTCTAAATTATAAACTCTGCTTTGATAAACATTAGAACCAGTAGTAGATAAACCAGTTAATGTAGTACCGATTCTTTCTCTTATTTGCTGTCTAATATGATTTGCCATTTTATTGTTCTTGTAAAATTAATGCAGTAACTCCAGTATTGCTAGGTTGAACATTAATAACTGAATAAGTTTTTGCTGACTTATAAGTGTTACCGTCTAGATCTTTTAAAGCTGCAAAAGCTAAAGTATCACCATGACCTGCAGAAGAAACATCTGTTGTTTTGCAATAGGCAACAGGTGTACTGCCTTCAACACCCACTGTTAAACCATCTACTGATAAGTATTCATCTTCAAGGATAACCTTGATAGTTGTTCCTGAACCACCAGAAGGAGTATAAGTTGCAGATACACCGTGCCCGTAAGAATCATCGAAATAGCCGTCAAAATCAGCATCAAATTCTAAAGCCATTATTTACCTTTTCTTTTGGTAACTTTAGGTTGTTCTGATTTTTCTAAGCCTACGCTTCTATCTTTTTTTTCAGATACTTTGCCGCTAGATTCTTCTGCTTTTCCATAACTAATTAAAGTATTAGCAGTATCGTTATCTATTTCAACAACTTCACCAGCAGAAACTTTTTTACCATCAGCAACTGTATCTCTAAGAATTAAAACTTTCATTTTATTTTCCTTGTTTTTAGAAAAGGCGGCAGACATTATGCCTGCCGCTTTTTCAGTTGTTAATACCATCTATTAACTTGCGTTACAGAAAGATACTGCGTGCCTAACTGCCACATCGACTGATTGTAATGCAACGATTCTTACCGTTCCAGAACTAGAGTGAGTGAATGGGTCAACAGTAATGTCTAAACCTCCAAAGAACCCAATTAATAGGTCGTTGAAGTTTCCGAACACATAGTTGTTAGCAGTAATTTGATTAGAAATAACTACAGGGTAGCCATTAACTTGTCCATTTTCTGCTACGAACAAACCACTACCAGAATCTTTGGCAGTTGTTTTTAATGTTCCATAGTTAGTAGGATTAATGATGTAAGCTAAGTCGCCTACTAAAGCATTATCTACAGCAACACTTGTTTCGATTGAAACCATTTCTGCGAAAGTTGGTGCAGCAGCACTACTTAAAGAAACAGTATTGATACCAGAAGTGTTAGTAATACCTGTTGGGTTTCCACTAGAACCACTACCTTCTAAAGCACCATCATCAATTGCGATTGCCATTGATTTAGCTAAGTCATCACGAATTAAGTTTTCAACATCTAAAGATGATTGAAGCATTAATTGACGAGTAACGTCTGTGTGCACTCCTACAGTTTTAGGAGACATAGTTACAGAACCGATTACCATTTCTGACTCACCTGAAGCTCCACCTTCTGCACTAATAAAAGCAGCAGAAGCAGCAGATGTTTTCTTAGGAATCTTAACATCGCCTTGTAAGCCGTTTAGGTTAGTAGCCAATGGCATTACAGCAGATGCATTTCTGAGTACGTCTATGAAACTTTCAGGTCTAAAATCTTGTCCAACAAGACCAGCATCATCAGATGCATTTAAATCCCTAGTATTCCAATTAGCCATAACTTCAGGTGGTAACATAATACCTTGTGCAGTTCTGCCATAGTGTTTTGCTGCTTCTTCTGAACATTCAAATTCAAATTCAGCATCTCTTTGCGCTTTTCTATCAGAAGGATTAGCTAAAGCATTTATTGCCTTCATAATTGAAAACTGACGCACTTCCTTTTTGTTCATGCCAATTTCAGGAGTTTCTAAAGGTTTATCAGTTGCTATTTGATCTAATAAAATTCCTCTAAATTCTTCTACTGAGTTGCCATCTTGAATCGCCTTGTCGGCTAGGTCTCTTCTGTTATGTCTAACAGCTAAATCCATAATTTCTTTAGAATTTCTAACAAATTCAGCTTTAGCTTCAGCAACAGATTGTTCCCTAACTTCATCAAGGTTTACTTCTTGTTTAACTTCTTCAGTCATTGTTTTTACCTTTATGGTTGGTTGTTTATCTTCAGAACGACCTACACCAACAGCTTTTGATTGATCAGCAGGTACAGAAACAACAGACACCTCTAAAGGTGTAGTTTTAACTCTGTACATTGGCTTATCATCTTTATGCCCGCGCACTCGTTCCATGCTATTTATTTTGTACCCAACACTAATATTTTGACGAATACCGTCTTGGACATCTTGAAAAATTTCATCTGCTAATTCACTTCGACCAAAGCGAACAATTGCCTTTGCACTTTTTTCCGCAGAATCAATTTCATACCTCTCGACCACTCCAATCTGTTTAGTCATATCATGGTCTAAAAGAAGAGGACTTCTGCCACTTGCAATAAAGCTAGTGTCAATATCCTCAATAGAATGAGAGATTACTTCCATGCCAAAATCTCTTTCAACAGGTTCTTCGGAACTTACTCCGATACGTACTCTTCTCTTTTCTTCATCAATATAATGAGCTCGAGATAAGTCTAAAACACGATAGACAATATCGTCTTCATTTAGCCTTTTCTTTTCTTCATCATCTTCATCATAATGAAACGGCCTTGATTCCAAAGTTTTTTCATCATCAGCCATTTCTTCATCCATATCCTCATGTTTAGCAAAAGACACTACATAAGTATCTTCTGTTTCCTCAACATTAAGGATATGCCTATTGTGATTATCTTCCATAGTATTACCCTTTTTGTTTTTGGTTGATAAAGGATGAGAGGCGGGAAGTAGATCAGTATCATGCTTTCCACCTCTAAATTTTCCATTGCGTAAAACGTAAAGGAAACTGTTAACGCGTGCCATTGCCCATTGTTCAGGACTTTTCACGCTTGGTCTAACTGAACCTGGGCTTGTATAATAAGCACCTACACCTCTACGAAATACAGCGCCTAGGGTTCTGACCGTTGTTCTTTTACTTGCAGCATTATTTACTTCTGCATTATGTTCTTCAACTTTGTTTTGCAAAGCTTTTTTAACTTTATCTGATAATTGTCTTTCTTCTTTCATTTGATTTACTAATCTTCTTGACCAACTAAAACCTGCATCTCCTCCCCAAAGTGCCCAAGCGATTCTACCGTTTGATGGATAACCATCTTCACCAGGTCTAAAACCTTCAGCTTCCTTATCTACTTCATGCCTACTAAAAAAACTAAACATTCTTTTAATAGTATCATCAGATAAATTTTCACCTGCGATTATTTGTCTTGCTCTTGTTGCGCCTATTCTTGTTCCACCTCTTCCAAATTCTTCTCGCCATTCTATACCTTTTCGAGCTTCTTCTTTCATGCCCTCTGTAGGTTTAGCCATCTTCTTCACCATCAATTACATCTGGCTCTATTGGTAATTTTATACCAAAAGGCTGAAAAGCAGTTTTGATACCATATTGTTCCGCTAAACTTCGTTCCCTTTCATGTTGTTCAAAAAGTTCTTCGACATCTCTACCATAATTAGCTTGTACATCTTGAAAAGAAACTAAACCAGCTTGCATACCATTGATTGATGCATTCATTTCTTTTTGAGGGTCAACCCATGAAAAACTTCTAGGAATAAAGCTTGCAGAATTTGCAAACTTATCATATCTGCTCATAGGTAATGGTTGATTAGTTCCTGGAGATGTAGATATTGCTCCAGAAGAAATTGACATTTCTAACCATTTTTCAAAAACAGGTCTGACAAAATGATCAATAACAAACCTTTGATATAAACGATACATTTCTCTATCTTCTAATGCACCTGCTCGCAAAGAACTATAATTCACAGAGCTTAAATCATTAGTTAATGCATGATAAGAAATATTTAAACCAGAAGCAATACTTCTTAAAACCTGTGTAGTAAATGGTTCAAAAGCAGATGTTGGATGATCTGGGTCAAAAGATTTAAAGTCCATGCCTGATGGTAGTTGCTCAAATGTCCCGGCTTCGGCATTCATAATTGGTACGTATTCTTCATCCTCACCATCTCCAACATAAGAATCACCATCAGGACTTGTAAAGAATCCCATTTTAGAAGCTGCTGTTCTAGCAGCTACTATTTCAGCTTCTAAATAACCATTTAAAAGTTTAATATTTGACATTGCAGAAGCTGTTAAAGGTACACCTCTATTTTGTTCTGGTCTATTAGGTATATATGCATGAATCATTTTATCAGCATCAATTCTTATATGTTTTTGACTAGCATAATATTGATTGTCAAATGGATGGTTTTTAAATAAGTAATATGCAACAGGTCTATTATTCGCATTTAACTCAACACCCATTTTAACTTTATTACCGCCTTTTTCAGGATTATCATTTTTAGTTTCATCTAAGTGATCAGCTTCTAAAAACTCTATTTGGTAACCAAATTCAGAATCTCTTGATTGTACATGACGAATTAAAACTTCACCATCTCTAGCTAGAGATTCAATAAATAATTTTTGACAATCTATAAATGATAGTCTTCCATTAGTTGTACAATTACCAAGTTTACACCATTGTCTCCATTTTTCTTCGATAATTCTATTTGCGATAATATCTAATGAACCGTCATCATTTCTTGCTTTCATAGATAATCTAATACCATTATTTCCAATAACATTAGATTGCATAAGATTTAAGTATCTTTGCACATAACTATCATTTCTTGCTAGGTCTCTAGATCTATCTCTTAATAGTCTTAAATTGTTTTTAATTTCTTCATCTGCAGATGTTGATGTTTGTAAAAAATCTGCAAATAATCTTCCTGTGTTAGCACCCTGATATTTTCTTATATTAAGAACTTTTCTTTTTTTAGGTCTTCTTTGAAATCTGTCGTACCAAGCCATTAGAATTTAACCTCAACTGTATTACCTGATCTTTGTTTGTTTTTAATCCTAGCCTTTTTTATTTCTTCTAAATACTCTGCTTTATATCTATCTCTAAATGTAAGTAATTCATCTATCGACATTCTAGAAAGTGATCTTCCTGCAATAGAAAAAGAAGATTGATCAATAGAAGCTCTGTTTTCTAAAACAGCTTGTATATTATCTAAAACCTTTTTTGCATGGCTTCTTAAATCAGCATTTGTATTAGCTAAATTAACTACAACCGATGTTCTACCAGTATCGATTCTTATTCTTTCTGAATCACTAGATCTAGTAATGAATGCATTCCAAATATAATCTCCATTGGTATAACTAGCTGTAGTTGATGAAGCAACTTCAATAAAATATGTGCTATCAGCTTCTGTTGCAGTAATTTCAAACTGATGGGACCCACCTCCTCCTGAATCTTTATGAAATTCATAAGTAAGTGCATAAGCAGATGTTGGATAAGTATCGGCTAAATCATCTCTTCGCCATACAAGACGATCACCGACTACGATAGTATCGGGTTCTTGAGTAGGATAATTAGCTCTGTCGAATAAATTTGACATATAATCTATAGAATTTTCTATAGATTATACATCAATATAGTTTGATTATTTAACTTTCATTATCCATAAACAATTTCTTGCTTGTTCAGGAAACATAGGTGCCATAATATTTGAAAGTAAATTTGAATCCCAATAATCATGAGCTTGTTCAAAAAATTTAAGCTGCCAATCATTTAAAAGTTTTTTGTAATCTTTTTGAGAAGCAAAAGTTCCATATTTTTTTTCAATAGTAAAATATCTTTCAAGTATGCTTTGTAATTCAAAATGATCAAATTCACAAACTTCACCATTGATAATATGGTTAGCAGCAGCTCCTACATCTGGGTCATAGTTAGGTGTAGATAACAAAATAGTAGTGTCTTCATGACAATGTTTGCACATATTTTGCAAAAATATATCTGCATTTTTTTTACCTATATGCTCAATAACTTCAAAACTTACAATCACATCATAAGGTTCTAGATCTACAGAATAATCTTCTTTGCATAAATCTTGAGTACTAAATTTAACCCAAGGTACTTTTTCAAACTTATGATTTGCTTCTTGTACAGTCTTTTGTCTTACTTCAAGACCTAGATATTCAGCACATTTGTATCTATTACGATACAAAACTTCTGCTAAATTACCACTTCCGCAACCAAAGTCTAGGACTTTTTTTTCTCCAAGAGGTTTCATATATTTAAATACATGAGTCCATCTTAAATAATGAGCAAATTGGTCACGATGATATATATGCCTTTCAAAAGCAGTATCAGGATTTAATTGCGTTGTATTATATTTCTTCATAGTCTACTCCTCCTTCTTTGAATAGTTGTTTAGTTAAAAGAAAACTTTTTTCCCATTTTTCAGGTATTTGTTTATATTTCTTCATATAAACCTTTTTAATTCCTACTTGTATTATTCCTTTTGCACATTCATGGCAAATAATTAAACCATAAACAAATAAATGTGAATTTAATAAACTAACTCCGTTAATTGAAGCATGATAAATACAATTCATTTCAGCATGCACAATATAGTTGTATTTAGTTTCTTTATCTAAATATCTTTCATCTGAATCTAAAACATTTCTTGGAAAGCCATTGTAACCTTGTGAAAGCACTTGTCCTTCATTACCAATTGCAACACAACCAACTTTAGTTGATGGGTCTTTGCTCCAAGTTGAAATTTGCTTAGCTAAGTCTAAGTATCTAAGCTTCCAAGTATTCGAAATGTCTTTCATAAATATGTAAATTTTGTACTTGCCAATAAATATTTCCAAATTGTATTTCTAATAAACCTGCTAAAAGTTTAAGAATATAACTTTGCCAAGCATAATCATTTTTGTAACCATAAACAACGTCATTGCTTCTCATTTGCACAACACAATGTAATCTACCAGATCTGATATAGTAAGTAACAGCATTTGTGCAAATAAAATCATTCTTACCATTTTCTTGATATTCTTCCCAAATAGACGGTCTGTTATAAACCATGGTAGCTCTTCTTGTATCTTGATTTTCTTTTAATTCATTAATAACTTTATTAAACTGATTAAAGTATTTATCAGAAAAAATTAATTTTCCATAATTAGAATTAACTTCTCCATATTTATTTGCTGTTAAACTCCATGCTAATGGAATAGATTCTAATGGTAAATCTCTAATATTTGTACTCATGCTTTTATACCAATCTATTTCTGCTTTGATATATTTTTTATTTTCTTTACCAAAAATTATTTCTTCATCTGCAACAAAACTAGCAGGAACCATTTCAATAGTTTTTTGTCCTGTTTTATCTGTAGAAAATATTTTTTGTTTGTAAAGCTTTTTAAAATATTTTCTTACATCTGCTACATTATTTGTCATGTCTATGCTGTCCGTCTATTTTTCCTCTTTTGTAAGCTATAAGAAAACTAGCATAGTTTATTAAATCTTTAGCGTTGTCTTCTATTCCTTCAAAATTAGGTTCTCCATCTTTTTCTACTAAGGACCAAAGTCTAGTTGTTTTAGTATGTATCATTTCCATAATAGATAAAAGACCTCTTGGATAATAATCAGCATGTCTGATACGAGAGTTTTTACTTTGATAATCTTTTGATTTTCTAGATTGTATTTCAATACATTCCATTAATATCTTTTCAATCTCCTGCATTATATATCTCCTTAATTGTTCCAATATTATCACCATGAAAAGGTTCTTCCCATTCTTTTGGTTTTATTAGATCTGGTAAATTAAAAATGTTTTTTCTAGTTTTATTAACTCCAAGCTCTTTTGTCATATTAGCAAAATGTACTCGAAACCAAGCTTTGTCTATATCTACATCAAAAGAATCTAATGTGCCTAAAGCTACAACTACTAGATCTATAAGAGCATCAACAATATCTTCAGCTTTTTCTTCTTGATTAGCTTGTCTTAACTCATCTAGTTCTTCTTGTAAGAAGTTGATTCTAAACTCTAAATATTCTTTTTTAAGATCTGGTGTTAATTTTTTAACTGCAAACTTGATACCAAACTTTTCGTTTAGTTGTTCTATATTTTCTTTTATCATAAACTGTCCTCATAACATGTTGATTAGACCATATATAAAAATGATTGTAAACTTTAATTAACAATCTATTGTTTACATTTGTTTATATTTATGAGATAATAAATACATAATTTAATTAAACAGGAGAAATTATGAATAAAAATAAAAAAGAACTTATATCAAAAATAGGAGTTAAAGAGTATCAAAAATTATCAAATTTAATTGATGATTTAGGTTGGGACTTTGACAGATTTTCATCAAGTGGTCAAGAAACTTATAAAAAACTTTGTAAAAAACTTGGTTGGGAATTTGAATCTTAAAATATCTATTATAAGAAAGCCACCTAATCAGGTGGCTTTTTTTACCAATTATTAACCCAATTATTTCTTCTTTTTATACTTGCTCTTTGTGAAACTAAGTTATT